ACTGTAGGGAAACTAGATAGTATGGTCATGATAGTGTAATCTATCTCTTATATAATTTAGGAAAACGGAAACCTCATTTAGTTAAACATTAATTGTTTAATAGACTTAGTACGTTTTCCTAAATAAACTTAAATCAAACTCATCATCATATGTTACACCTGCTTTTTAAAAAAGAAAAAACAACACTCACAAACCCAGAACCACCCGAAGATGTTACGTTTTTGGGTCAAATTAATGGAAGAGAAGAAGCCCTGTCTAAAGCAGAAGAGCTTAATAAATCTGAAATTAAATCTTTGAACCCTGATAAAGATATTGTCAGGGGTAATAGAGAAGATGTGTACGTAATTCCGAAAGAGGATTACGTACAAGCAAGAGAAAAGCTTATTCAAGAACACGAACGTAAACAAGCATGGTTACGTGGTGAAATTCCTGATTAAAAAATATGACTACTCCCACAAAACCCTTGACCGGGGGTCTCATGGTAATTGAGATTCCAGCACGGAAAGGGTGTCGTTTGTACGCAAGCGATGGCAACCATCATTACCACCAACAAGTCACTCAGTCTCTTCACAATTTGAGCGATGATGTAATTAACTTCATGGCCGTAAAACCACTTCCTGATGAAGTGAGTTACGGTGGTGATGGTAAACGCATCATCAAACTTAAACATCCATTTCAAAAGCGGTTGCAGTTTTGGTTAAACGATCACTTCCTTGCTCTCATCGGGGGGATGAATTATCATCCTCAAGTATGCGCCTGGAAGTTCAATCACAACCAATACTAACCCCGCCTTAGACGAACCACCGTCATCCGTTCCTTTTTTAAATATCACAATAATAGCATCTTAACAGAGAGGTGGATTCTCTCTGTTTTTTTCAAACAATTTAAATATGAAGAACGTTTTATTCATCGCATTGATGGCATTTAGCTCTATGCTATTTGCTCAAAGAAATAGTATCATTTTCAACGCCAATACTACAGTAGAAACTGATGAATATCAGTCTATTGAAGCTGGTGATACTATTCAACTAGGTTTCGACTTTGAGTCACACAGACTCGTCGTAAGTGGACAAGAAGAATCTGTTCTATTTATCGAAGAGATTTTGGGTTTCGAACAATCGATACCTGGAGTTCAGATGACTGTCTGGACAAATATGAGCAGATGGGAGATCATTTATGGGTTCTCTAACAATCGTCCGATGATTGTTATTGAATTTCCGTATATTGGTCTGGTAAACCATAGGAAATATTATTGGATTAAAAATAAACCAGCTAACGTAAACGGTATCGGAGGTACTAAATACCACACTACTTGTGATACTTGCTGGTGGACTAAATATTAATGATCATGGCAAAAATATTTCAAACAACCATTAAAGATGGGGATATTGGTAGCCCAGAAGCTTTCGATTCAAAAGAAGAAGCTGAAAAAGCTCTTCACAATAAACTGAAAGAGACTGGAGCTCACGATATTGATCTTAGCAGAGAACCTAACGGTGATCTTGCTGCAACTGCATTTACTAAAGATAATGCAGTAATTTCCATTTTTAATTTTACGGACAAAGATAATGAGATCTAACCAATCTCTCCAGTTAATCGGTCTGGATGAAACAAACGATTGGGTTGGTAGTCACCTGAGATTACTCGTCCTGCAGAATAAGCTGTCTGTAGTTTTTACAAGTTTAATAGTTAATGAGAAACTTGTCGGTTTTTATGCATTTAATTACCGTCATAATTAAATCACAGTTACTCTTCTGGAATAAAGAGCGTAGGACACCCTGCGTAGGTTGGTAACCAGGTGTCAATTTTATGCCGCGTTAGCTCAGTTGGTAGAGCGCTTGATTTGTAATCAGAAGGTCAAAGGTTCGAATCCTTTACGTGGCTCTAAATCAAATTATTATGCAAAAAGGATCAATTGTTGCTTTTAAAACTATTAATGAAAATTGGTTTACAGGAATAATTAAATTTTATTACGATGATAAAAATTTTGCAATAGACTTAATTATTCCTATAGAACCAGATTTTTATAACGAAGATGATCAAACAGTTTTTTATGCAGATGATGTAGTAAAAATTGTTCATCTTGAAAATTAAAAAAATGTCAAAATTTAACTCCGAACTCAAAAAAAAGTTGGATGGTAAGAATCAAACTGCTTCATTTGTTTCACATAAAAAGAAACAAACAGCAGCACCACCAAAAGCTACTAATATCAGTGGCTCACCAGCGTATAATATGGATAAGTGGTTAAAACTACTTTCTATGCTTAATACGCTAAAACTAGAACAACAGTATTATAAATCAGAATCTCAACAGATTCGTAATTTGAAAGCTGTTGTTATCGAATGTGCTAAAGAAAATCCATATTTCACAGCACAATGTATTGTTTATTCTCGCTGTTTGGGAGAAGGTCTACGTTCTGTATCTCATGTAGCTGCAGTAACAATTGCTCCATACATTTCTGGTCAACCATGGGCAAAGTATTTTTATTCTGCTTGGAATAAAAAAACTAAGAAAGGCGGTGTTATTTTCAGAACTGACGATATGTCTGAAATTATGGCATATTATAAATTGAATAATAACAAATCCCTGCCTGCTTCCATGAAGAAAGGATTTGCTATGACGATTGAAGGATTGGATTTGTATAATTTTGGCAAATACACGAAACAAATTCGTGATGTTGCTAATATGGTGCATCCTAATCCTTGGAAAACACCAGAAATATCATTAGAAAAAGCACATAGTGTTGCAGCACTTGACTATATTATGAGAGGAAATAACATTCCTGCTCATACATGGGAGAATGCTCAGAGTGAAGCTGGGCAAGAAATTGCTCGTGCTGTACGTGAAGGTAATATTAACCAGCAAGAAGCTCAACAACTTCTACAAGAAGCTAAAGAGCAAAACTGGAATCAGTTGCTGTCAGAAGGTCGTCTTGGTATTATGGCAGCACTGCGCAATATCCGTAGTATTCTTTTGTCAAATCCGACAAGAGATACTGTAAATATGTTATGTGCTCTTGTATCTGACCCTAACAAGGTTATACAAGGTAAAATAATGCCATATCATTTCGACATTGCTATTGAAGTAATTAACAATGAATTCAATTCTCCTGAATCAAGAAGAATTGTACAAGAATTAACAGTAGGTTATAAGCAAAGTATTCCAAACTTCGCTGAATTGCTTACAGGTAATACTCTTGTTATTGTTGATCAGTCTGGTTCAATGTGGATGCTAAATGGTTATGTAAAGAACGGCAATCGAAATAATGCAGTTACTTACAAATCATACGCTGGTGATAAAGCGTGTTTGTTAGCAGCTACTATCGCTAAAGCTACAAATGCGGATATTATTAGATTTGGGTCTAAAGCAAATTATGTAAACTATAAAATCAGTGATGATGTGTTTACAATTGCTTCTGGATTTAAATCTGAAATGGGCTCAACTAATTTAGCAGAAGCTTGGAAACTCGCTTCTACTAAAAAGTACGATCGTGTATTCATTTTCTCTGATCATGAATGTAATGTAGGTAATACTTACAAAGCATATCAGGATTATATAGAAAAGTGTGGAAGACCTTACGTGTATTCAGTTGATTTAGCAGCCTACGGCACAACTCAATTAGTTGGGCCAAAAGTACATTATATCTATGGATATGGAAATCATGTGTTTGAACAAATCAAACATGTGGAATTCAATCCAAATGAAATAATTCAAACAGTTAAATCAATTGAATTTGTATGACATATAAACAAAAAGCTTTGTTATTTACTGTTATTACAGTAATTGGTGTTATTGTTACAATGTGTAGTAGTGATGAATATTTTTATATTTTCATGCTACTATTATCATTTTGCACAGGTTTAACAATAGCATCACCTAGCAAACAGTAAATTCTTTAAAATATAAACGTGGTTAGGGGAGAGTTACTTCGACTTTTTGGTGTCACAACATAACTCTCCCCATTTACCCGTTAACTTTTCGATTATGATAACATTTTTTATAATATTTTTATTAATTATTCATGTATCACAATGGTTGGTAAATTTAGGTATGTCAATAGATGATTTACTTGATGAGTATGGTACTAATTTAACAAAAAAAGAATTCTTATATGCTTTATGTGGTATTCTATTCTATATAAGAATAATTGAAAAATATAAAGAATTATCTTAAAAAACGCTTGCGTAATTTAATTCGAGTCTAGTCATTCCGTCAATAGAGGAAAATGGAACAGGGTTACTTAAGAATACCTGAAAAATGGCAGTGACAACCATTAAGTCATCAAAGGATGATAAACCTCTATTGGCGGATATAGTTCAACTGGTAAAGTATATGCCTTATAAGTAAGTAGTTGAGGAGTTCAAGCCCTCTCTAGCAGGTCAAATTTAAGTTAGCCGTATAGCTGAAGGAAGCAGGAACACCGATCGTAATTCAGTTTACTTGTCCTGGGCGGCTATCTTAAATAAAACGTTTGCGTAGCTCAATTGGTAGAGTATTGGTCTCCAAAACCAAAGGTTGCAGGTTCGAATCCTGCCGCATTCGCTAAATATTTTTTCACTTAAAAACAAATTTATGGAAAAGCTAATGTTTTTTCACGTTAATCCGCCCGAACAGCGCGGAAAAAAACGTTTGTACAAAAGCCGTGCATCATTTGCCGGCATCTTCGTTAACGACGAACTTCGAATTGGTATGTCTTATTGTCATGGAGCAGATCAATTTTGTCGCAAAACAGGTCGTACAAAAGCGGCCGGTAAAGCTATGGTTGATCCACAATGGAAATTTGACAGTGAGGGATTACCCATAAGAGATCGAAATGATTTCTTTGTTACCAAGTGTCGAGAATTGTGTGATATTCTCAAGATGAATCACAATTATCGAAGACGCACAAGAGGTGCTAAGAAACAAAATACTTTTCAAGTAGCCTAAAATACAAAACACTATAACATACGGCGTTGGTCTACGTCTGATCCCGGATGTGCGTATGCAGGGATAGTGTTTTAAAACTAATGGGGGAGTAACTCAGTTACAACAACTCTTTAAATTTTCTCCGAAAGGTAGTTATTTAAGAGTTTCATCGGTAGAGTATCAGCCTGCAAAGCTGACTGTCGCTAGTTCGATTCTAGCCTCCCCCACCGATGGTTATAGTCCCTGGGAGTTGGGTTGCTAAAACGATGGCATCCTTGTCGAAAGACACCTCACCATAAAACTCTGGGCAAAGTCCTCTAAGTCGAAAGGCGACCAGGTAAAAAAAGAGTCTTGACCGTAAAACTGTTGATAGATGGAGTTAAGATGCACATCTGGAATTAACCAGCGAGTGAACTCCTCTAATGCGGGTGCATAGGGATCAAGACTCCCTTTTTGAAATGAATTGGATACTTTGTATAGAGATGTTTTTGTTCGGAGTTGCCTTTACTGCAACTGCACTTAACCTAACTTACAGGTATCTTGAAGATACACCACACCCTAAATATGAACGGATAACTTCAACGGTTGCTGTCGTATCAAGTTTGATGGTATTAGCGATAATCATACTTATTAAGTGATTTGAAGAAACAAATAGCGGGTTGGTAGAAGTTGGTATCTCGCCAGGCTCATAACCTGGAGATCACGGGTTCAAGTCCCGTACCCGCCACCAATCAAAGATAGTTAGATAAAACTTACTTCGCATTAGATCAATTGGTTGATCGCAAAAATTTCGGATTTTGAATTACGGGTTCGAGCCCCGTATGCAACAAAGACAGTTTTATCATTTTTCTTCTTTGATTTTTATCATTCTTAAATATTTAATTATGGAACTTTTAATTCTTTTAATGATTTTAATTATGCTAAATTTAATTAACAATTATTTAAATTATAATTTAGCATTAGATTTAGAGTCAGCAATTTCTTTATTAAATTCGGAAAAGAAAACTTATCCAATAGAAGTAGAATTTTTCAAAACATTAATTGCTTTTCCAGTATTTATAGTTTTAGTTAGTCTTATTATTTATAATTATAACCAAATTGTATATGTACCCAAAATTAAAGTATCTAGACATTTGGGTTATAAAGAAAGAACCATTTACGGTTATAAAGGAAAAGTATGGATATGTAATGGTAGTGGTATACATGGAGAATATCCTGCAGAAGTAATAAAAAGAATTAAGAAATATTATGCAGGTAGTCCTTTAAAAAACGATTACATTAACGCTGTTAAATATGTAACATCATGATAATATCACCAGAACAGCATCCGCAATTATTTATTTCAGATTATGAAGATTGTACACAGGCTTATAAATCATTTGCTGATGTACAATTTGAAATACCTGAATTAAATACTCAACAAATAGATAACATTATGAATTCAAGTAAGCCACATGTAATACATCGTGGATTATCGAATTTATATGTTGATTCCACCATGAGAGTAATCAACGGATGGAATCCAAAAAACAAACACATTTTAGGTAGATTATTACAATCTATCTATAATTAAAAACTCGACACTACATGTTCCTGAACACTACATTTGTATGTGGGCGAACCAACGTAATACTAGTTCTTCTGCGGTTGTGGTAGGTTAAATTCCTGCTAGTGTCATCAAAAATATTATATTACAATTAAAAGTGTGTATTAAAACACCGGGCCCATAGCTCAATCGGTAGAGCGCCAAACTCATAATTTGAGGGTTGTAGGTTCAAGTCCTGCTGGGCCCACTAAAATAAATTTATATGAAATGTAAACTTTGTGACGATACTGGTTGGGTTACAATTAATGGACATCAATTTCCATGTATTTGTAAACCATTGTTAAAAATAACTTGGCATTGTGTAAAACGATGTAAAGTTGTTGCAGATTGTGACGGTAGTTGTAAACATTAAATAACCTGGTCCCGTAGCACAAAGGATAGTGCAACAGATTTCTAATCTGTAGGCTACAGGTTCGACCCCTGTCGGGATCACTAAAAATTAAACAATGAAAAAGATTATTTTTATTCTTATTTCAATACTTCAGACTGTACATATTTACAGTCAAGTATATTGTCCACCTATTGTTGAAACTAGTTCAAATCCTAGTCCAGCAATGTATTCCGTATCTATCACAACTCCTAAAAACTACAAACCAGATATTTGTAGTACAAAACACCCTAAATATACAGGTGTATTACATTATTATGAAAATCAAGATGATATTGTAGAAAAAACTAAAGAAGTGCGTATTAATGCAATTCTTGACGGTTGTTACAACATTATTCAAATTTTATCTGTAGATACTATTGAAACTGGTACTAAAGTTAGAAAAATGTTTTATGGTAATTGTTGGACTGTTAGATTTGGATATTTAAAAACTCCAGCTAAAAATAGACCAAAAGATTTTTTAGTAAGTCAATTACAAGATGGTAACTGGATCACTCATTATGGCGTATATGAAACAAAATATGATGCTGAAAAAGCATTAAAAGGATTATTAGAATTATATCCTCAATTTTGTAAAATGTACGTAACATACATCCCTACTGTACTATCACAAGGAATTTATAAATAGTTTAATCAAAATTAATAATTCTTATAGTTGTAAAAACTGTAAGATTTTAATGCCGGTTTATTCCGTAAATGGTCGCGGGTCTGACTGTAACTCAGGTACTTAATCGTTCGGGTGGTTCGAATCCATCAACCGGCACTAAATTATATTTTATGATTATATATAGAAAAGATAATAAATTTATAGTAAATAATTTTCTGAAACCTGTTGGGAAAGTATTTAATGGTAAATTTTTAAACAACCATGATGATGCTATCGCTAAACAACAGTATCAAGAAAATTCAGCTCAATTGATGAAACAGCAAATGCTGATCAGTAAAATATCAGAAGAAAATATTTCTGAAGATGTTAAAGCTGAGTATCAAAAAGAGTTTATTAAATCTCTTTCTAAAAAAGAGAAACGAATAACTGTTAAACCGAAACAAGAAAAGTTCCGGGTAATAGGCTATGAAGACAATAAAACTATTGTCGAATTCGCCTATGAAAATTCAAAAAAACTCAAAAAATATGGATTTGTAGATTCTGAATAGAATACAGTCCATATAACTCTTAACAATTTCAACTTTTTCACACATGAAACCATTCTCTAAAGTTCAGGTACGTCGCATTTGGCCAAACGCTAATTCTGACAAAAACCAAGTAAATGTGATGCTGCAACAAACTTTCAAAGGTTCAAGCAATCCGCTTCTTTCAATTACGCAAGGCATCACGGGTGAAACAAAAGCAGTCGCTGTAGTTTCTTTTAGCGAAGAACAGGCAATGAAATATTTCGGAACAACGGACGCTGATTATAGCAACAAACCGCAAGCTGAATGGCCCACAATTGAAAATATTGAAGCTGAAGCTGGGATTGAGTTTCAATTGCAGGTTACCGAATCTTTGACGCCAAATCCAGCTCGCAAAAACCCAACTCCAAAAATCAATCCTCAAACTAATGAGGTTCTTTTGAAAGACGGGTCTCCAATTTACCGTGAAGTTTCTTTGACGCCTGCTTCTGAAGCACGGCACACTTTTATCACTCATAACGGATCTGTAGCTGCAGATGCGTTTACTCCAGCAAAAGTGGAAGAAGAAGCGGATGCTTTTAATGTAAACTAATTACAAAAAATAAAACTTTTGTCAGAAGAAGTTTCCTAATTATAGGTTTTAATCTGACATTTTTCGCTCCGGTGGTGGAATGGTATACACGAGGGACTTAAAATCCCTTGGAGGCGTAAGCTTCTTGCGAGTTCGAGTCTCGCTCGGAGTACCTAGCGTTTTTTCATTGCTGGTTTTGTATCGCTACTAACAAAAACAAAACCCAGCTTCTTATTTATTACTTAAATTTCTTAACATGACAGAAACATTTAAAAAAAAAAGAAACCTGTTTTCAACCGCATTACTCATTTCTTTCTTTCTTTCACAAGAACCGAAAGAAAAAGAAGTAGCAGAAAGTAAGTTTTGCGATGACATTATTTTTGGAGAAGGTGCAAAAGATCACTCAGAATTGTTGGAAAACGCTTTGAATGATCTGACAGAAGCCGGTTATCTTGAACTAAAAAATGGAGAACCACTTCGATTGACTAATTTCGGTCGAAAAGTAGCACTGGCAGCTACTTCAGACACACCTGATCTCAATAGACTCGCAAGAGCTAACATCAACGCAGCTTTCGCCTGTTTCTTTGCTGGTGCCAATGCTCTTCGTGAGCATATTGGAGATCAGCAAATTACTCAAGGTAAAAATGAATCATTGATTCCAAACTTGCAAGAAATTGCAAATTGGATCATGAATAAAACACAGTCTAAAAAGAAATAAATATTAAGGTTTAGATAGGGTTATTCCCCGTCTAAACCTTTTTTCTTTACCTTTTATGGATTGATTTATAATTATTATGAAACATATACTTTTAATTCTAATCATGATTTTTCTTCCAAGAAAAGAAACTGGAACAGTATCTGAAATTACAATTGAAGAAAATAGTATATTCAATTGTTATGTAGAAGTAGGAAAAAGAATGCAGGATGTATTAACAATAGATCCTTACGAGTTTGCAATTGCTAGTATGATAGTACATTACGCAGAAAGTAATTTAAAACCGAATGCGTATGGTAAAGGAATAAATACAGCATCTAGTCAAATAGGTGTGTTTCAACTTACTGAAGCTACTAGACAAGCACTTAACATTCCTAAACTAGATAGTTTAACATTATCTGAACAACTATTATATTACGAAAAATATTTAAGAAATTGTAATAAAAGATATCTAGCAGCTGTTAAAAATAGTATAGATTTACATATATTACATTTTGCACCAAGTAGATACAATAAAACTATTTTAAGTAGAGTAACTAATAAATATTTAGCTGCTTTAGATTTGAATAAAGATAATGTTATTACAAAAGAAGATTTATTAAAATTTCAAATTAAACGAGCTAAAAATAACAATCAAATTCAAACTTTTATCGATCAATATGAAATGATTAAAACTTAATGGATTTACTGTATTCTAGATGGGCTAGTCAAAAAGGACAGCCTAAATATGTTAAGAAAATGAAATACCTCGGATTAAGAGGTTGGAAAGGACATATAGAAAAAAAAGTTGTTAATGGAGAAGAATATGCTGGAGAAATTTATGAGTGTTTGACAGAAGACGGTATGAGAATTAGAGGTGTATTTAGAGTTCCTTATGAACAAGTCGTTGGATCTACCGATCCTGTAGATTATGTAGAAAAACCTATTGAAGACCCACCTAATTATCATACTGATGGTATAAAAGCATACACTACTAGTAATTATCGTGATGCTATTAATTGGCATTTAAAATCTGAAGAACGAAAACTTCAAACCAAAATTAATAAGTTAAAAGAAAAATTTGATTTATTAAATAACTTTGAACATGCTGAATTAAGACTGGCTGTTCAACTTTATTTAAGAAGATTAGAAACTCCTGATTGGTTAACTTATAAAGCTTGGAAAAATTGTGCGATCAAACATAAAGTCATTGAATTATTAAATGATTAAAAAAGTTTGGACGTATGACCTCGAAACACTACCTAATTTCTTTTGTGCTGTATTTAAAGCAAAAGACGAAGAAGATTACAGAGTGTTTGAGATATCGCCTTACAGAGACGATTATGAGCCTCTATGGGCATTTTTACGTAATGAAGTAAAAGCATTGCGAGGATTTAATAATTTAGATTTTGATGCTCAAGTTATAGAATACATTTGGAGTATTGAAAAATCAGCTGAAGAAATATTTAATTTTGTTCAAACATATTTAATAGAACAAGATAGGAAACCTTATAAAGTAAAAGATTTTCATATTTTTAATCTTGACATTTATAAAATATTACATTTAGATAATAAAAACAGAAGAGTTGGTTTAAAATGGTGTCAGTATATGATAGATTGGCCTAACATAGAAGACATGCCTTTTTTCAAACCAATTAGTAATAGAGAAGAAGCTGATAAAATAATACAATATTGTATTAATGACGTTAATTCTACTGAAAGTTTATTTAATAAAAATAAAAAAGAAATAGAGTTAAGAATTAACTTGACAGAAAAATATAAATTAAATTTTTTAAATGCTAGTAATTCAAAAATAGGAAGTGATTTAATGTTAGAATTATATTCTAACAAATGTGGATTAAATAAATGGAATGTAAGAGATTTAAGAACTTATAGAAGTAATATTAAATTATCAGACATTATATTTGATTACATTAAATTTGAATCAAAAGAATTTAATGAATTATTAGAATATTTTAAAAATTTAAATATTAATTCTGAAAGTTCTATTTCAAAATCCGCTATTTATAAACATTTTCAATTTGATTATGGATTGGGTGGTATTCACGGTAGTTTAAAAAATATCATTATATCTGCAGAAGATGATTATATTATAATAGATGCTGATGTAGCAAGTCTATATCCAAGTATTGCGGTAGTAAATAAACTATATCCTGAACATTTAGGAGAAGATTTTGCTACTATTTATAATAATGATATTGTTGCTGTAAGATTAGCTGAAAAAGCTAAACCAGATGGGGATAAAGCTATTATTGCTGGACTAAAAGAAGCTGCTAATAGTGTGTACGGTAAAAGTAATGAATCTACTAGTTGGTTGTATGATCCTAAATATACTTATACAACTACTATAAATGGTCAACTTATGCTTACAATGTTAGCTGAAAAGTTAATGAATATTCCAGATAGTACACTTATTCAAATAAATACAGATGGTTTAACTCTTAAATTAAAAAAAGAGTATGAATCTATGTATTATGATATTTGTAAAGAATGGGAATCTATTACAAAACTTCAATTAGAATATGCATACTATTCAAAAATGATGATTAGAGATGTAAATAACTATATCGCAGTTTATACAAATGGTAAAACTAAATGTAAAGGTGCTTATGAAATAGAAAATATTCCTTTACATAAAAATAAATCATCATTAATTGAAAGAATAGCTGTTTATAACTGGTTTTTATATAACACTCCAATAGAAAAAACAATTAAAGAACATAGTAATATATTCGATTTTTGTTTTGGTATTAGAGTAAGACAAGGAGCTGAATTATACGAATATGATAAGAACGCAAATAAAAAACCATTACATAAAACAATTAGATATATTATCTCTAATAAAGGTAGTGTATTTAAAAAGTTATATAACGATGGTAGAAGTGAATATCTAAATGCCCCATCTATCAAAGGTAAAGCATGGTATCAAACACTATTGAATACTATCACAGATACTAATGCTTTAAATTATGATATTAATTACAATTTTTATATAAAAAATGTAAAAGAAGAATTATCATTATTTGATAAAAAACCTACTTTATTTTAATATATGTCATTATCCAATTACTTTAATCAAGATGAATTAGCCATGTCAGTATGGCAAGGAAAGTATGCTCAAGAAGGAGAAACGACTCCCGATGACATGCACAAAAGAATGGCAAAAGAATTTGCTAGAATTGAATCTAATTACAAAGAAAAAGAAGAAAACTCCGAAAACAGAACAGAATTAAGTAAATATGGACAAGAAAGAGAATATCTTTCAGAAGAACGTATTTATGATTTGTTTAAACACTTTAAGTATGTTGTACCACAAGGATCTATAATGTCAATGCTAGGTTCTAAAAAAATAGGATCTTTAAGTAACTGTTTTGTGGTAGGGCAACCTGAAGATTCTTATGGAGGTATTCTTCAAAAAGACGAGCAATTAGTTCAGTTAATGAAAAGAAGAGGTGGTGTAGGTCTTGATATTTCTACATTGAGACCAAATAATACACCTGTAACTAATGCTGCTGGTACTTCTACAGGAGCAGTTAGTTTTATGGAGAGATTTTCTAATAGTACAAGAGAAGTAGCACAAAATGGCCGTAGAGGTGCTTTAATGTTAAGCATAGACGTTCGACATCCTGATGTTGAACATTTTATAACTATTAAAAAAGATCTAACTAAAGTAACTGGAGCTAATATTTCAGTAATGGTAAGAGATGACTTTATGCAAGCTGTTAAACAAAATACAAATTATACATTGAGATGGCCTTGCGATTCAGATAATCCATCTATTACTAAAGAAATAAAAGCACGAGAACTTTGGGATAAGATGATAGAAGCTGCACATAGTACAGCAGAACCCGGAATATTATTTGTAGATAGACACTGGGATTATTCTCCTGATACAGTTTATCCAAAATACAAAGGGGTAACCACAAATCCGTAAAACATACCATGCGGCTGTAAGTAGTGATACTTATGGAAAGTTAAATAGATTATGAGTCAACAATTTAATATTAAACAATTTGAAAGAATTGACAGAAATGAAAAACTCTTTCAAAAACAAATACAAGAACTTTATGATAGACTTACGAAACTTGAAAATATTGTATATCAAGATAATCCATTTAACAAAAATTCCGAATCTCAAAAAATTGAGGGTCTGAATAAGGCTAACGGGGAAACACCTGGAGAGGTCAATCCCGTCGGACAGATTGAATATAAATTGTTAAATAAACTAAATAGAATACTTACATTAACTAATAGCTTTAACATTGACGAAAAAGCTATCTTAAAAGAAATCATAGACAATTTAATCAATAAGCCGCGAGAGACTGACAAGGAAAAACTTAATGCAAGTTTATGATACAGTCCAAACTACAAATAACTCAAATCATGTTATTATGTCATACAATTCAAGTTTTATTAAAAAAGTAAAAGGCGAAATTAACACACATACCAACGAAGCTTGTTTTCATTCGTTTGCTCATGATTATACTGTTCCTTCTGCAGATCCTGTAGCAATTATAATAGAATATGTTAAAATAGAAAATTATGATAAATTTATGAAATATTTAAATATTATTAAATCTAATTTCATAGATTGTATAACTGAAATTATTGATAATAAAGATTGTGAAAGAATAGAAGTACATGTAAAAAACGATTCAAAAATTATTGAATTAACTTTATTATGTATGTTTATTAGATTTGCTTATGAAGATTATTTTGTAAGTCCTAAACATACTAATGATAACTCTGATGATTCATATTTTGATGTATACAATTTATTTTTAGAATTAATAGAAAAAGATTTATTTAAAAACGAAGATTCTTTACAAGTATTTTTATTTTGTCATAATTTAATGTTAGATATTGAAAAAGTAAATGTTAATCATTGTTTTTTGAATAATTACTATGGAAAAACTGCAATTGATACCTTTCCTAAATTAATTACAGTTGAAGAATTTAAAAGTCGTATTAACAATTCTTCAATAAGGTGTATTTGTTCGTATCCTGCACAAGAAGGTATTTTTTATTATAATGGTACTAACATTAAAAAAATTAAAAAGAATGAATTGTGGACAGAAAAAGATTATTATAATGAATTTAAAAACATGATTAATAAAGTGTAGATAAAAAGGTGGAGAAATTTTCATGAGTGCTTATGATGCTTGTCGTTTATTAGCACTTAATTTTTATTCCTTTGTAAAGAACCCATTTACTAAAGATGCTCAAATAGATTACGAAAGTCTTTATAAAATGGCGTATGAACAACAACGATTAGCTGATAATTTAATTGATCTTGAATTAGAACACATTGATAGAATTATCGATAAAATCAATCAAGATCCTGAAAATGATTCAGTTAAACGTACTGAATTAGAACTTTGGCAAAATATAAGATATATTGCTGAAAGTTCTAGAAGAACGGGTAGTGGTTTCACTGCTTTAGGTGATATGTTAGCAGCTTTAGGATTAAAATATGATTCTAAAGAAGCTATGGAAACTATTGAAAGAGTGATGCAAACTAAAATGTCAGGAGAACTAGATTGTAGTATTGATTTATCTATATTAAGGGGTTCATTTAAAGATTGGGATGCTGAAAGTGAATTTAAAATAGATGGTGATATTATTAGTGGACGTAATGAATTTTATCAATTTTTAGTAGAAAACTTTTATTTTAAAGTTTTAAAAATGATAAAATGGGGACGTCGTAATGTATCATGGTCTACAGTAGCTCCAACTGGTTCTGTAAGTATTTTAACACAAACAACTTCTGGATTAGAACCTTTATTTGCACCATATTACATGCGTCGTAAAAAAGTTAATCCGGGTGAAACAGGTGTTAGAGTAGATTTTACAGATCAAAATGGAGATAACTGGATGGAATATCCTGTACTTCATCCTAAATTTAAAGATTGGCTTCAAATTCAAATTAATAAAACTGCTCCAGATCCATTATCGTATTCTATAGAAATGATGCCAAAGTCTGAATTAGAAGCACGTTTTAAAATGTCTCCTTGGTATGGTTCAATAGCTAATGATATTAACTGGCAAAATAGAGTATTTATTCAATCTATTATTCAAAAATATACTACTCACAGCATAAAAACTTGTGCCTTTACACAGTAATGTGTATCGAAAATCGGATGAATTCAAAGAAGGCTAAAATTAAATGTAAGTTATCTGTTGAAGTAATCAATTTTTAATTATCTTTGTGTAATAAAAATACATAAAATATGCAAAGAAATTTAGAAATTGGAAGTAAAGTAAACAACTGGACAGTTGTATCAGAACCATTTAAAGAAAATGGTAGAGATCATTTTGTATTAAAATGTACTTGTGATAAAGAATATATTTTTGGAAAACATTATATTAATCGAAACGGGTTTTCAAAATCATGTCGTTCGTGTTCTGGAAAATTGCGATGGAAAGACAAAAAAACTTATTTTGACGGATTCAAAGTACAAAATTTAACAGTATTGAAATGTGAAGGTCTTCAAAAAGGAAATACTATTTATAAAGTACAATGTGATTGTGGCCATATTTACAGAACAGGTCATACCACATTAACTAGAAAATGTAAAGGGGAAGGACTTTCTTATTGTAATAACTGTTTTAATACTAATTTAAAAAAACCTAAAAGAAATACAATGTTAACTAATAATCTTTCATTAACTTATTTTAAAGTTATTGAGAGAAACGCTAAATTAAGAGGTTTTGAATTTGATCTTACACCAGAATATTTGGAAGAATTGTGGAATAATCAAAATGGTAAATGTGCTTATACACAAAGAGAATTATTAATGAATACAAAATTTAATAATAAAGAAGATAGAGTAAAGCACACGTGTTCTTTAGATAGAATAAATTCCGATAAAGGGTATGTTAAAGATAATGTCCAGTGGGTCACAAAAAGAGTTAATACAATGAAAAACAATATGACTAATAGTGACTTTTTACAACTATGCAGAGAAATAGCAAATAATCATGCTAACATTGAGCCAAGCACTACACGATCTTGTAGTGAAGGTGCAGAGACTAACGGGTTCATCAAGCGTGATGAGTAATACCGTATCAGCGTCCGAGTTCCTTTATTAAGGAATATGATATAGTCCATACTCATAGAAATATGAGACAAATATGAAGTAGTACAATTAATCTACCAAATGAAATTTCTACTGAAGAAGTAGATATTATATATATGACTGCTTTTGATGCAAATCTTAAAGGAGTTACTGTATATAGAGATGGTAGTAGGACAGGTGTTTTAGTAACAGATACTACTAAAAATAATACTTTTGAACAAAGAAACGCACCTAAAAGACCTATTGATTTAGAATGTGATATTAAACACTTAAAAGTAAAGGGTAATGGTTTTACAGTTATTGTTGGTTTATTAGATAACAAGCCTTACGAAGTATTTGCTGTACCAGAACTTATATTAGAAGGTTATAGTAAAGGTATTATTTCTAAAAAAAGTAAAGGAAAATATAACGTAATAATTGATAATAGTAAATATCATCAATTAGCTTATATGATGACTGATGAACAAGAAGCTATTACCAGACTTATTTCAACTGCTTTACGACATGGCGCAGAAATACGCTTTATTGTTGAGCAATTACAAAAAACCGATGGTGAGTTACATTCATTTACAAAAGCTATAGCAAGAACACTTAAAGCATATATTCCTGATGGAACAAACAGTACAGTATCATGCTTAGACTGTGGATCTAAATCGGTTGTATTTGAAGAAGGGTGTGCTGTATGTAAAGAATGTGGATCATCTAAATGTGGATAACTATGGTTACAGCTGAAGAATTACTTAAATTACTGACAGATATTAAAAATCAAGGGGTAGATTTAAAAGATCTACCTCTTGTATTTTGGGAAGAAAATGTAGGAATTCCTGCAATGAAACATCATGTTACGTTAGTCAATGTAAAAAGATTTAATGATAATAATGAAACGCAACATATTAAGTTGCCACTTCACAAACGTGCGATCGTTATTGGAGTAATAAAAAACATTGATTAGTATTGACAGAAATGATATACAAAATAAGGCAGTTCAATCACTGTTAAATAGTAAAATTAATGGTAATGTAAGAGGTACTATAGAAGCTATTACAGGTATTGGTAAAACTTTTATTTCATTAATGATGATAAAAGAACTAAAGCCAAAATCTATTTTATTTTTAGCTGAAACTAATTTAAGAGAATTAGATATTAGAAAAGATATAGCTAAGTTTAAAGAAGTATTTAATTATGATATTTTAGCAAATCATTCAGTAACGTTTGCATGTTATCAAAGTGCTTATAAATGGATAAGTACTTTTTATGATATGGTAGTTGCTGATGAAATACATGATTCATTAACACCTCAATATTTCAAATATTACGAAAATAACAAATTTAATCATTTGATCGGCTTATCTGCTACAATAGATAAAAAAAGTACTTTTGAAATAGATGGTGAAGAAATAACTAAAATAACATTATTAAATAAAATAGCGCCTATATGTTTTTCTTACAATATTAAACAAGGACAGGAAGATAAAACTGCCAGAGAACTTGAAATAAGTGTAATAATTACAGAACTAGATGATAAAAAGAAAATAATACCCGTTGATTATAAAGATAAAACAACAGGTGTTAAAAAAACTTTTTATCAAACTGAAAAAGATTATTATTCTTATTGTCATCAAAGATTTATAAAATGTATGTTTTCTGATTCAGATTTTTTAAAACAATACTGGATGAGAAAACGTAATGAAATATTATATAATTTACCTTCTAAAACAGAATCTGTAATATCTCTATTAAAAGCAATAGATTTAAAAAGAACTATTGTATTTGCTAATAGTATTACAGAATTAGTTAAAATATGCCCAACAGTATCTAGTAAAAGAATTAAAGATGTTAATTTACAAATCATTAAAGATTTTAATGAAGGTAAAATTAACGTAATAGGTTCTTTTAAAATGTTAAAGCAAGGAATTAATCTTGATAATTTAGATACTGTAATACTTCATTCTTACTATGGAGTAGAAAAAGATTTTATTCAAAGAGTAGGTAGATTAAGAAATAGACCAGAAAAAGGTAATGTAATTATATTTTGTACAAGAGGTACTCAAGAAGAAACTTGGTTAAACAAAATTATAGAAGCCACTGGTTTAAAATTTAAAACTTATAATACAATGCAAGATTTTATAAAAAATTATGTACGGAAAAATTAAATATACTAACCCTATTCATCCTGATGAGCATGATAGACTATTTTCGTTAACTAAACTTGTTTTTGATAACCTTCCAGAAGATGTTGAAAAGTTTTTAAACGAATTAAAACATCCAGGTATGTTTATAATGTCAATATTAATATTGAATACTATCTATACAACTAAAAGATATTCTTTTAGATATAAAAGGTTTGTTAATGCAGGTAGAGCAGGAATTACACTTAATACTAATAGGAGTTTATTAGATATTGGTTTATTTGCAAATAGTTACAATAAACAATTTGCTAATTATGATATACTAATAAACGCAATGTCAGAATTATTCACAAGATTTCAAATTAAATCTTTAATGTGTTCAACTGTAGTTAGGAGAGTTTATAACATAGATTCATCATTGAGACTAAAAATTAATAGAGAATTGGCTAATCATAAGATTTTAGACGTGCTTAAAGCGATGTTAAAATATGTAGGAAATACATTAACCCCTGTTGAAAAAGATGGGTTTACTGAAAATGTTTATTTTAGTTATAATGTTTACTGTTCTTCAACTGTTGATGAATTAGGGTATTATTTTAAAACTGAAAAAAGAAATTCTCATGTAAAAGTTACAATATGTAATGCGATTTTAGAAAAAGAAAAAACAAATGAATCAAAGTTTGCTGTTGTACTTGAATAATTGCTTTGAATCAAATATAGAAAAAAACCATGCTTTATTGTTTCTAATAAAATTAGCTAATAATATTGATTGGGAATTTCCTATAGAAGATTCAATAATATCCAAGTTAACAAGAGATTGTATTATAGAAAGAGATTACATAAAGAACAAGTTTATATTAAAAGTTCCTATTTTAGAAAATGGTGAAGTAGTTTCAGGTAAATTTAAAACTTTTGAAGAATTAAATTCTATAGAAGAAATTGTTAAGAATAGAATAGATGAATATAGAACTTTATTTAAAGGTTTTAGAATAGGTAATATGGGTAATAGAAAAACTTGTATAGCGTATATTATAAGATTTATTCTTGAATATGGGTATACTTTTGATGAAATATTACAAGCTGCTCATTATTATATTAACCATACTGAAATGAAATATATTACCAGTGCTGAAAATTTTATTTTTAGAACTACTAATAACGGAGAAGAATCTAAACTTTACACAATATTAGAAGAATTGCGATTGATAAGTCAAGAATCTAATTTGTTGTGAGTTTATTTAAAGAAACATTAAAAAATATTGAAAGAAGAAAACTTAGAAGAGAGTCTGGTAAATTTAATGCTATTCCGTGTCCTTTTCCAAAATTAGAACAATATTACACAGGTATTGAAAAAGGTAAATATGAAATGGTATCAGCATCTCCAAAAAGAGGTAAATCTCAATTTACTGATTTCATGTATGTATACAATCCTGTTAAGTTTTGTATGGATACAGAATCAGATTTAGATGTTGAAGTTCATTATTTATCTTTAGAAATGACCAGTCAGCAAAAAATGATTCAAGCAATGTGTCACTTCCTATTTATTGATTCTAAAGGTATGATTAGAGTATCTCCTGAAGATATTAGATCAACTAAAAAATCTTTAGAACCCGAAGTATACGAAGCTATTGTAAAATATGAACCATTTTTTGAAAAATATTTAGAAAGAGTAAACTATTATGACAGATTTAGAAGTGTAGATGAAATAGCTAATTTTACGGTAGAATTAAGTAAAAAAGTAAATCCTAATTCTGAAAAAATAACGATGTTGATTTTAGATCACGCATCATTAATTATTCCAAGAAGAGGACAAACATTAAAACAAGCTATTGATGAAACATCTGCTTCTACATTTGTTAAAGCAAGAAATTTATATAAAATCAATCCCGTCATAGTACAGCAACAAGCTAATGAAAAAGAATCTTTTGAAGCTAGAAAAATGAATGATTTATTACCATCTTTTAATGGTTTAGCAGATTCAAAAGATACTCAAAGAGATATTGATATTGGCTTTGGTATATTTAGTCCAGAAATGGCAAAACTATCTACTTATGAAGGGATTAATGTAAATAATTATAAAAATAATTTACGAATTCTTAATATAATGGGTGGTAGAGAATCTACTGGACAAAAAGAATTAGCTGTATATTTTGACGGAGCTGTCTCATTTTTTAAAGAATTGTAAAAATGGCTTTAATAAAAGATTCATTATTTATTTTAAATAAAGATATTAACTATTTAACTAAAAATAGTGTAGTATTTAATCTTATACAAGATTATTTGATTAATAATGAATTAACTCAACCTTTTGAAGAATTTGAAATATGGTATAGTAACAATATTCGTTTACCAGCTGATTTAAAACGATTTGTATTCAGAAAAGATGAAGAACTAGCAATATCTTATGATATGTATCCTGATTATACTTGTTGCGGTAAAAAACACTTAGGAAATTTAAGTGTATTTTTAAATAAAAGCAATAAAAAATTTAAAAAAAGTAAAAACTTAACAACGATTGGTATACTAACAGGTATTATCTTATATGTTACAGAGAATTCTACAGGTGTTGTTAATTACACTATTCCAAAAGAAGATTTTGATGGAGCTAATAAGATTAGTAATGATTTGAAAAAAGTATTTTCATATGATGAAATGAATTATAAAAATTTTAACACTGGTCGAACTATTCAAGATATTGCGTTGAATGTGTATGATATATGTTCTTTAGATGTTCTTGACTGGTTATATGTATCTGAACATATTAAAGAAAGAAATAACGCTCGTAATATTATTGAAAATATCAATACAGTTTATTTTTCAGAATCATCAAAAAAATGTTTTAAGAATTTACAAAATTATATAAAAACAATTTTCGATACGCTTTTATATGAATAAACAAACATGTCCTTAATTAAAAAACAAGAAACCACAAGAATTAATCCTAAAAAAATGTTATTATTTTCACATCCTAAAGCTGGTAAAACTACAGCTATATCAGGATTGAAAAATGCATTGATTATTGATTTAGAAGATGGGAGTTCTTTTATTAAAGCAGATGCTATTGTAAATATTTTAGCAATAGCTGGAGAACGTACTAAATTAGAACCTAAAGAGGTGTTAAATCATCCGGAAGGTTTGCAAGAATGTTTAAATGTTTTAAAAGAATTAGTAGAAGAATTAAAAAAGTCTTCTTTTGATTACATTGTTATAGATACCGTAACTGCATTAGTTAAAATTGCTACTTATCTAGCATCACTAATGTATAAAGCTAGCCCTATGGGTAAAAATTATACAGGACATGATGTAGTTAAAGATTTAGCTAACGGAGCGGGTTACGAATGGTTACGCCAAGCGTATGAACGTATTTTAAGCTCAATAGAACCACATGCTAAAGAATGCGCTATTGAAATAGGTCACGTTAAAGATGCTTCTATTATGAAAATTGGAGGAGATGTTTCAGCAAGAGATCTTCAACTACCTGGTAAATTAAAACATATTCTTTGTCAAAATGCAGATGCGGTTGGTTATTTATTCCGTAAAGATGGAGTGAATACTATAGTATCTTTTAAAAATGATGAAAGAGATTTAGCAACAGGTGCTAGACCAGAGCATTTGAATAATCAAGAATTTATCTTGGTTCAGGAAGAACCAAAAGGTTCACGTAAATTTATTTTTAACTGGGATAAGATATTCTTATCTAATAAATAATAATCCTTTTAAAAATTTTAATCCTTATGTTTAATAATTCCAACACCACTGGCGGCAACGCTTCTAAACTTTTCACAGGTTTATCTGCTTTCAAAGTGTTAGCAGTAAATCCAGACAAAACAGAAATTGAAAAAATGTTAAATAAAGAGTACAAATTAAATGTAGATTATTCTATAGTACAACTTAACGGTAGAAGTTTTAGACCAATTGAAATATGGTTGCAAGATGTAGGTAAAAACATAGACCCTGTTCCCATGAGATTTTTAATTTCAAATGAAGATGATGTTTCTCCAAGTGGAACAATGCGTTTTGTTAACAGTAAAGGTGTATTTACAGTATCTAAAAGCAAAGAGTCTTTAGATTCTAATGAAAAAATGACTTGGTTTACAAAACATCCATACAGATTGGCTAAAATTGGAGAAAATGAATTATTTACTTTCATGCAAAAATTAATGCGTTATAATAGTTATCCAGATGACGCTAAATTTATGGAAGAAGCTGATAAAAACGGTATTACTATAGATGCTATTTATAATAATAATTTAACAGGTTTAAGAAATTTCTTTACGTGGTGTAACGAAAACAATAACAGTATTGTTTTGATAGCTGCTGTAAGAACTACTTCTAAAATTGTAGATGGAGAGGAAAAGGTATATTACAATCAAACAATTGTAACAAATCCTAATGCTTTCTTCATGACGTCTAACTCAGAAGTTAGTTCTAAAAGTGTTCAAGTATTAACAGACGCTTTAGCAAAAGGTGATAAAATATCTAAATATTTATTTACCACGTTGTTTCAGCCATTTGTTAAAGAAGAATGTATTAATGCAGTACCTACAACTACAACTACTGCTAATTTTGATCACAAAGATTTGTTTTAATTAATGTTTAATTCGGCAAATAGAATAAATACTTTAGAGTATATTGATATAAGAAAAACACTACCATCACTTAATCAAGAAGATCTATTTGCTAAATATACCGGAGTCTGGCCTGATTTAAAGAAACGTTATAAATCTTTACTCAGGCCGGACAAAACTCCGGGTTGCAGATTTAAATATCATGATGGTATATTGTATTTTATTGATAATGTTGGGATAAATGGAAAAATTAGCTTTAACATTGCAGATGTTATCAGTTATTTAAAAGGTATTAGTATAAAAGAATCTATAAATTTAATTATTAAAAATGAAAATATAGATTTAAATTTTATTACTGATTATACGAAAACTGATAAAAAATCAAAATTAGATATACGTTTCAAATATAAAGAATGGCCTAAAGATA